GCACCGCTGCTAAAAAAGTCGCAGTCTTTCAGCTGCCGATGCTGACTGTCGGCGTCGCCACCGTGATCAATGAAATTCGATTTTTTGGCAATGCACTTCAGTGTTCGATGTCCGGCGTAGTGCCGGCATTAAGCGCGATGCTGTATAGCATCAATATTGATATCGGCGATGCGACAAGCGGCTACAACAATATCAAAACAAAAGCGGCAATCAAACAATTGCCGGCAGAATTCGGCAAAGCATATCAACAATCGGTTATCACTTTTGACGATATTACTTTCGATCCGAATGCGAACGTTATTTATAATTTCATATGGGGGATGAATAACAGTATTTCCGGCCCTTTCAGTATTTGCATAGGGAGCGGAAATGCGGGCTATCAGTTGCAAAGCCAAAATATCGTTTTTGGGTTCGGCAATCTAATCTCATCGATTTCGCCGTTGTTCCATGCCGGCTACGGCATCGACTCGCTGTATAACAATAGCGTGGTATTTGCGAATGAAGGATTTTCGCAAAGCGTGGACGTAGTCGTACCGCGTTTTACGTTCGATCAATTCACTTCTGGCGGCGAATTCTTGTCAATGGCCGGCACCAATAACCGACAAGGCGATCTTGTTGGACGAATTTTTGTCGCCATAAAAGGCACACGCGGCACATACGCCGGAAAAGTCGGCTCTTTTGAAATTCCTTTCCACGTGTCGAATACGGGCGGCACATTGACAATTAAAAAAGGCGGTTCGCCTAGCGACGCAATACCCATTTACAACGGAGATTTCGCTTTCGGTCCGACAAATTATCCTTGCATATCTGTCGATATCAACGTGCGTTTGATTATCGGCATAAATAACTTGTCGATCGTGTCGCCGAATGAGTTCACGATGAGCGCTCGCGCCGTCTGCGTGGAGTTGTTGTAATGGCGATCATCACCCCCGTGCCTATCACGCCTGCGGATATTCTCGTTGTCGCACGTTCGTCAGTGCCGGCCGCTGTCGATGTGCTCAATTATTACATGGCGCAACGCAACGTTCCCGCGCAAAACAAATTACTATTGTCCGGCGCATTGGATACATCGGCAAGATTGACTACGTGGGCCGATGTTAAAACTTTTCTCGATACGATGATTAATCATCCTGTCGCAGGCGGCCTGAAAGTTATTCTTTTCATTGGCACTTGTCCTGCGATCGATTTCCCTTATTTGCCCGGTATTGGCGATTTGACCAATTCAGTGATCTGCAAAAATCTTTTCAAAATTTCCGATTACATCGCAGCAAATCCAAACATTTCTACTGTCGGCATTGTTGCAAATCCTGATCCTACGCAGGCGCAAGCAAACGCCAATTTGCAAAATTTGCCGATCAGTCCGAAGCCGACGCTGCCCGCGTTCATGGTCGAAGTCAATCCGCAAAAATATTTGCACCCGTACACGACACCGCTTGATGTTGTATCTGTTTTCAACATGCCGGTATCGACAAACTACGATGAGACTTTTGCAAAAGGTATCATCGATCGCAGCATTGCTGCCGAACAATTAAATCGAACGAGTATTCCAAAACTTTACTCGCAGACGTACCGGCAAGCGTGGGTGACCACGCTTGCCGTGCATTTACCGCCGAAATTCAACATTCCGAACATCGTCGATCGCAACGGACGACAAACAGAAAATTTATTTATCGATAATTATCCGTACTATCTGGATGACAGGCTTGCGCAATACTATCGCGGCAATCCGCCGAGCATATTTCCCGACGAAGGTCCGGGCGCAATAGAAGCGCCCGGAAATGACGGCTTCGTGCCGACCAGCGGCGTATTCATGCGCGCGGTGCTCGACGATAGTTATTACGGTCCGCATCGTCCCGCTGAAGTCGCTGCAGATTATTCATATGCGCTCGGTGCCATCGCAGTGTTCCACACCAGCACTCCGGCCGCGCCATTATTTCCGATAGGCGTATGTTGGACGACACCCCTTGCAGCTGGCGACATCCAGACCGGCAGCAATATTGTCGCCGGTTGGGACAGCAGCGAAGATGCCGAATGGAATAACTATTATTCGGCTGGCAACAGCCCCGTCATGCAAGTAAAAATAAAAAATGAACTCGGCAATTACGTAGCCACTTTCGGCGTGCGCGGACCGTCGACGGCAGCAAAAATTGATTTGACAACGACTAACATCGTGCTAAAAGCAGACGGTACGACGACAAGTTTTTCATTGGTGTGGCAAGGTTTGAGCATGCGTCAAATTTGGGACGCTCTTGCGGCTTATTGCTACGCGAACGGATGGCAGCTCAAAACTAGTACGTACACTTGCGAAAACCGAGTGCTTAGCGCTATTCGCTCGGGTGCGGTATTTTCTTCGGCATGTGTTACTGAGCCAAGCGAAGCCGGTGCCGTGTATTCTAATTTGTACATTAGCGCAATTTATTCCGGTTTTAATGCAGCTGAAATTTGTTTGTATCAAGACTCTGCCACTGCGGTGGGGTACGGCGTTTACACAATCGGCGATCCCCTTTACGTACCATTGAACGGATTGCGCACTCGCGCTTTGTCGTTGTTTAGCGATACTTTCGACAACAATTACACGCCGCCTATTTTGATTCCTGAGCAAAATTACAAAAGCCCCGTCTATTCGAACGAAAACACGATAAACTATTCGGGAGTCAAACCGGCTTACGGGTTAAAATCATGAGCGATATTGTTATTGTCATTGCAGATTTTCGCGCAGAATTTCCGGCATTCGCCAGCACTTCGGCGTATTCCGACGCCTATATACAAGCGTATTTCGATACGGCGAAAGTTTATCTGTATCCGCAGGAATGGTGTCTGATGAGCGCGGCAGAAATCACCGAGGCGCTTTATTTGATGACCGCTCACATGATGCAGTGGCAAGCAAATCTCAACGCGCAGCGCGGTCAAGGCCAAGTCGGCGCGGTCACTGCGTCATCGATCGATAAGGTTAGCGTCACCGTGCAAGCGCCACCCGTTAAAAATGCGTGGCAGCAATGGCTATCTCTGACGCCATACGGCATGCGTTTGTGGGCTTTTTTCAGCGTCAAATCGTCAGGCGGTTTTTATATTGGCGGCAGCTGCGAGCGCGCAGGCTTCCGCAAATTTGGCGGTAGTTTTTGATGGGCAAATTGGTGCATAAGAAAACTGCCTCACGGCTGAGATTCGAGCGAGAAAGCAGAAAGCTCAGCAAGTTGGCATCGCGTGTCGGTTGGTTTGAGTCTGCAAAATACGAGGACGGCACCCCCGTGGCCTACGTGGCGGCGATACAGGAATTTCGCGACGGTGGCTCGCGCTCATTCATGCGCACAACGGAAGCGCAGCGCGGCGAAGAATGGAAAAAGTTAATGGGCGAAGGTGCAGCAATGGCTATGCGCGGCGAATTGACCGTTGAAGATGTTTTGAAAGGCGTTGCACAACAGGCCGAAGGCGATATTCTTCAAACATTATCCAACATTTTTACACCGCCTTTGTCGCCCATTACGATGGTATTGCGTTTATGGCGCAGACAAGGGCGCAAAATTACCGGGAAGACTGTCGGCGAAGCGGCGGCAGCGCTCAAGGGGCCGAATCCACCAGATTATAGCGGCGTCAGCGATAAGCCGCTGAACGATAGCGACCATATGATTGCCACGCTAACAAGCGAGGTTGGCAGCAAATGAGCGTGCCCGGATCAAACTTGTTGTACAGTGCTCTTGCGCTGATCGCGCCGCAAACGGTACGTTATTTCAAATGCGCAAGCCGACAGCTCAATGAAATTGGCTATTACGTGTCAACTTTCGAACTTGGAATAGATGTCGGCGATTGCAGCGTACAAGCAGTCAATCGTTCTAAATACGCCGCGCTTGGTTTCGATTTGAAAAAAAATTACGTTGAACTTTTTATCCAAGAGGGGATAATTTCTCTCGATCGGGGCGACGGTGGCGACCAGTTCGAATGGAACGGCAGGCGTTATCAGATGATCAACGATAATGACTGGTACGTGCTAGACGGTTGGGCATACACGATAGCCGTTGATATTGGCCCTATCGTCGTGCCTAGCGCACTTGCATACGACACGCCGGGGCTCGGATACGACATGCCGGGCATAGGTTACGACTGATGAAAGAAAAAGATTTGATTCGTCTGATTCTTTCAACAGCGCGCCCATTGTTGGATGCGGCCGGCTATAGCGACGTGCCTTTTGTGCAAAATTTTCAACCGACACAACAAGGGCGCCCGCAATCGCGTTATTTGTCGATGAATATCGTTGTCAATCAACGTTACGGATCACCAGCAAAATATTCGCAATGGGATGGTACGAATTATTGGCGTATCGTTGAGCAGGTCATAATGACAACGGTCCAAATTAACGCAGTGGTTAACAGCACCCCTGAAGATGTTACAAGTGACACCGCATCGGATTTGTTGAACAGATTCGCGCTGATCATGAACGATTGGCCGTTTCAAAAAGCGTTGATCGCGGGCGGCGCAAATATTTTGAGGATTACGACGGTGCCGAATCCGAAAAGTGATAACGACAGATCGCAGTGGCAAGCTGAGCCGAGTTTTGATGTAATACTTACACATACCGACACCGTGCGCAGCGCACAAAGACAATTAACCGCCATAGATGTGCAACTCAAGAGGGTTTAACTATGTCCATTAATTACCGCAAATATGTTGATATTCGGTCTGGTGTCGGCGGTTCGGCTATTGTGCAAGTGCGCGAGCTTATCGGAAGAATTTTTACTAGCAATCCGTTAGTATCTACCGATAACATCATCGAATACACATCGGTAGATGATGTTGCCGCATTCTTTGGCACTTCATCAGAAGAGTATCGTCGTGCAGCGTTTTATTTTGGCTGGGTTTCCAAACAGCTAACCCAGGCGAAAAAGATTTGTTTTGCTGGCTGGCAGCCGAACGCGTTTGCTGCCCGTGTATTCGGCGGAAAATCGCCGACTGCTCTGAGCGGCCTTATTTCCACTACGGCCGGTACCGTATCGGTAAGCACTGGTGGCGGCCCTATCTCAATCGGTAGCATCAATTTCTCGACTGCCACTAGCTACGCCAACATTGCTTCGTTGTTGCAAACGCGTTTGCGAACGAACTCCGATCCGCAGCTGACCACTTGCACGGTAACCTACGATTCGACGAATAATCGATTCGTTGTTGTTGGCGGTGTTGCGGGCGCAGGTTCACTTACATTTTTACAGGCCGGCTCAGGTGCTACCGATGTTGGAAATTTGCTAAATCTGTACGTTGCGGATGGCGCAATCGATGTTGTCGGCACGGCTGGTTCGTCGGCATTAGATGCAGTTATTGCAGCAGATCAGATAAGTAATAATTACGGTTCGTTTTTGTTCATGGCAACTACGGACATAGGCGATTGGGCAGAAATTGTAGAATGGAACGCGTCAAATAGTGTCTCGTACCAATTCATGCTCGCCTGTGATCAAGCGTCTGCGTCGGTAATCGCGTCTGCGATCGGTCAAATCGCGGGGACCGCCATGACGATAAACGATCCGATAAATTATCCGAACGAATACCCGGAAATGATTCCGATGATTCAGCTTGCGGCAACGGACTACACGAAACAAAATTCAACGTCCAACTATATGTTCCAACAATTTCCGGTGACCGCATTGGTTACCGATACGCCCACGTCGGACTCGCTGGATGCGATTCGCGTTAACTATTACGGTAACACGCAGATCAACGGTCAGAACGTATCTTTCTATCAGCGCGGTTCGCTGTTTGGTCCGAATACGTCGCCGGCAGATCAAAACGTTTACGGCAACGAACAGTGGTTGTCGTCGTATCTCACTGCGTCGTTCATGAACGCGTTGCTGGTGCTGCCGAAAATCGATGCTGACGAAGCCGGTCGCTCGATATGCCTCAATCTACTTCAAGACGGCGTAGATCAAGCACTGTTCAACGGTACAATTAGCATCGGCAAAGTGCTTACGCCGTTGCAAAAGGCCGATATTGCGTTGCAGAGCGGTGATAGCAACGCTTGGCAACAAGTGCAAGGCATTGGCTACTGGTACAATGTCGTTATCGTGCCGGAAGTCGTCAACAATCAAACCATCTATAAAGCAACGTATTTGCTGATCTATTCGAAAGATGACGTGATCCGCAAAGTCGAAGGCACTCACAACTTAATCTAACCGGGAGATTACAGCAATGTCCGATATTTCAGGTTTTGGTCTAATCGCCACGGTTAAGGCTAGCGTTACTTTTCCGGTCGGCGTGCCTATCACGCAGTTCGCCGACGATATCGATCCGCTCGATATCGCAGCCTTGGAGCTGGCGCAAACTGCAATGGGGCTCAACGGCAATTTGATCACATGGTCAAAGCCTAACCCCATCATGGCAACGCTGGCCGTGGTGCCCGGTTCGCTCGACGATATCGCGCTCGGCATTATTGCGGAGGCGAATCGTGTTGCCGCAGGCAAGCGGCCCGCACGCGATATCATAACTTTGACGCTGGTTTACCCGAGCGGCAATGTGATCACTTTGTCGAAAGGGGCTATCACGTCGGCCATTCCGGGCAATCCTGTTGCGAGTCAGGGGCGCATGAAGTCAAAGCCCTACATTTTCGCATTCGAAAATAAGGTGTCCGCACTATGAATCATCTTCCGCTGCTACAGCCAAAAGAACAACCGATAAAGCTCATGGACGGATCGGAAAAAATTTTTATCATCAGTAAATTTTCGGCAACGGCAGGTCGTGAAATTGTCACGCAATATCCGCTGACTGCCGCGCCGAAAATTGGCGACTACAAAACTAACGAAGCGCTGATGATAAAAATTCTGTCGCATGTTGCGGTGCCCATTGCGGGCGCCGACCCTCTGCGGTTGGGTTCTCTCGATCTCATCAACAACCATGTACCAGATTACGAGGCGCTGATACGGATCGAGTGGGCAATGATGGAATACAATTGCAGTTTTTTCGCGAAAGGCGCGCTGTCACATTACCTCGATCAATTCTCGGGCAAGTTCCAAGCATTGATTACGCAAATGTTGACCCAATTGCGGGCGCAGTCACCGGCGAAAGATTAGCGACGCCGCATGAGCTGGCCACGGTCTACACGTTGCAAGACCTCTGTGATATGGCGGAGGTTCTGATTGTACGGCGCGCCAACGAATACTTAGCCGCAGAGCATGCGAACAGGAATAATCGATAGTGAATATTCTCGACGTTTTTTACTTCCTGTTCGAATCCGACGCCAGCAAACTGGACGAAGGGCTTGCGCATTCCGATAAGCAAAGCAAACAACTCGGCGACACCCTCAATAAAACCGATAAAGCGGCCGACATGCTCGGCAAGCACCTTGTCGATGCCGTTAAAAGTGCGGCGTCGCTCGGTGCGAGCTTTCTCGCATTTCATTCCCTGAAATCGATGGTATTCGACGTTGCTGAAAGCACGCGACAGCTCGGGCTAAACGCGCAACAAGCAAAAGTATCGGCGGAGCAGTATAGCGCGTGGACACAGGCTGCGGAGCTAGCAGGCGGCACGGCGGAAGGATTTGCGCGCAGTCTTGAAGCATTGAGTCGTTACGGTCGCGACCCTATCGAAACGCTGAAGCAGATACAGGGAAGATTCGAAGGGCTTAGCAAAATTCAAGCGCAACGATTGGGCGAGCGTTTCGGTCTCGATATCGGCACGATCAATCTGCTGCAAATGGGCGGCAAAGCGCTAGACGAATTCATTGCCAAACAAAAAGAACTTGGCGTTGTAACAAAAGAACAAGTCGAAATTTCAACTAAGTTCGTGATTCAGCAACGCATGACGAACTTAGTTTTTGAAGATATCAAGCGTCGGCTTGCCGTGGCGGTAATGCCATATCTCACCGAGTTTTTCAAACTGCTGGAAAAAATATTGATGTGGATGCGAAACAACAGCGCATTCATGACGAAATTTTTTGTATCGCTTGGCGTTGCATTATCGGGAATCCTTGTTCCAGCGCTCGTTAGAGCGACGATTGCAACCATTGCATTTCTCGCCCCGTGGATGGCGTTGATTGCAGTGGCCGCCGCCGCCGCGCTTATTTGGGACGATTTCAATGCGTATTTAAACGGTCACGCAAGCGTGATCGGTGAGTTGGCAAAAAAATATCCGTTGTTTAAAGAGGCAATCGATAAAGTTGTCGAAGTTTTTAAATATTTGAAAGAATGGATCGGTATCGTTGCCGACTTCTTATCAGATGTTTTTACAAAAGGCTTTAGCGCCGCATTAGAAACTGCTGGCGCAAGCATGGATAAATTTTTGGACAAACTGGAAAAACGCTTTCCGAAAACTGCGCAGGCGCTGCGATGGTTTGGCGAAGCTGCCGCGAGTGCCGCTGAGTTTGCATCAAAAGCGTGGGAAGTTTATTTCAACTGGGTCCAAAAAGTTTTCAATTTCGTTGTTGATAAAATTTCAAAAATACCTGAAATATGGCAAAAATTTAAAGATATGTTCAATCCAGAAAGCGGTGCCGTTGATTTACCGCAAATAGAAAATCCGCTGACAAATAACGCGCAACAACAATTAGCAATGATGTCGCGTAATCCGCTGCTGCCGCAGACATCATCTTCGATCACAAATATGGCGACAGCTCGTAGTCAGCAAAATTCAATCAGCATCGATAAAATCGACGTAATAACCGAAGCGAAAGATGCCAACGAAGTGGCGCAAAATATCAGCGACGCCTTAAAGTTGTATATCAACAGCGCTATCTATCAACACGATGACGGGCTGATGGCATGACAGAACAAGAAATTGTTGGTCTATATGACGCGGATTACACGCAATTGTTTCCGACATCGGAAGCAATGCGCGCGTCTATTTTCGAAACGTCCAGATCGTTCGAACATCCGCTAGAAAGTGGAATCAGCATCACGGACGCCCGCGTGATCGATCCGGTGGAAATAGATTTGATCGTGATGATACCGGGAAATGACGCTAAAGACGTTTACGCTGCGATTAAGCAACGTTGGATTAGCGGCGATAAGCTCATCGTGCAAACGCGGTCCGATGTGTATCAGGATATGATTATCGTTAGCATGCCGCATGAGGAAGAACCGGAATTGTGGAAAACAATTAAAATCGTTATCAATTTGAAACAAGCAATATTTGTTAAAGCGCAATTTCAACAATTGGCGGCAAACAATGTTCGCAAACCTACCGATCAGTCTACGGTAAAGCGCGGCGAACAAAGTGGCAGCGAATCTATATTGCATAGGATTTTTTACTAATGCCGCAAAATATACCGCTTCAGCAATTACCAAATCAGAATTTTACGATCACGTTCGATAACGTGAGGTACGACATCACGTTGCGAACGATTGAGTCGGGTATGATGTTTTCAACCGTTATTCGCGACGGCATAACCTTAATACAAAATACACGTTGCATGCCCATAACAGGTATTTTGCCTTATCGGTACCTTGAAGCCGGCTACGGCAATTTCTACTGGGATACCAATCTGGAATATCCTGATTATACAAAATTCGGAACGACGCATTTTTTGTTATTCATGACTGGCGCCGAGTTGGAGAATTTGCGCAATGGGTAGCTTCGACGATCGCTTGCTGCGCGTCGGAATACAAATCGACGGGCAAATGCGCTACTACGATGATTTGCGTATTGTTGCGCGCGGCACGCTGTACGCCAACGAATTGAATAACGAGGCTACAGTTACTATTTACAATCTCGCGGCCGACGTGCGCAATTATATTCTAACGCAAGTCACCCCCTACAATTTCTTGCGATCGCCAAAACGGTTGATTATCGAAGCTGGACGATCTAGTACGGGGTATTACAGATTGTTCAGCGGTGATATACAGCGGGCTCAGGCAAGTCAGCCGCCAGAAATAGCGTTGACAATGAGCGCTATTAGCAATCAATTTGCAACAGGCGCAATCGTTGCACGATCGATGCTGTCAACAATTAAATTGTCCACGCTAGCGGCTCGGATCGCGTCGGATATTGGCGTCGGACTAGTATTCCAAGCGACGGATACGAACGTTGAAAATTATCAATTCGCAGGCGCGACGATTCGTCAAGTGGGCAAATTAAATCAAATTGCCAATGTTAACGCGTTCGTGGAAGACGGTACGTTGTATGTCAAAGACGTTGGAAAACCGTTGCAAAATGTTGAGCACGTATTGAGCGCCAACAGCGGAATGATCGGTGTTCCTGAACAAACTGAGCACGGCGTGCGCGTAAAATATTTGCTTGATCCAAAAACAAAATTGGGCGGCCGACTGACTATCGACAGCAAATTTAATCCGGGCTGCAATGGTAAATTCATTATTTTCAAAGTCGATTTCGATATCGCTAATAGAGACGTGCCGTTTTACAATACGGTTGAAGGGCGGCGGGAGGGTTACATATGA